ATTCTTTTAAAACTTATTTTAAAGAGTTCTAACAAACTTTAATTTAAAAGACGATATCATATACCAAAAATAATTTAAACTCCTCCAGATCAAATAAAAATACCCTTAAAACTCATTTTTCAAACATACTTAAACATACTCCTTCTTAAAAACATCAAAATTCACACACCTGAACCCCTTTATTCATAGGTATTATAGACAAAACATGCAAGATCATGATATATATATATTATATTATTATATTTATATTTATATTTTTTTTAGTGAATTGGGGAGTTTTTGATTTTAATTTTTTAATATATATATTTAATGGGTTTTGGTGGTGAAAAATATAATTTGAATCTTGAAGAAAAAATAAAATAATTTAAATGAAAAAAGAATTAGGACAATTTTACACAAGAAATTCTAAATATATTATAGGTAATCTAATTGATTATATTCCGAAAGATGCTTGTATAATAGATCCTTTTGCTGGTGAATGGGATTTGATTAATTTATTTGATAATAAAAAAATAGCATATGATATAAGTCCAAAAAATGATTTAACAATTAAAAGAGACACATTAAATTACCCACCTGATTATAAATATAAGTGGGTGATAACAAATCCACCGTATTTGGCCAGAAATAAAAATAAAGATAAAACATTATATGATAAATATGATATGAATGACCTATATAAAATTTCTCTAAAAACTATCATGGGTTGTGATGGTGGTATTATTATTATACCATTAAACTTTTTTTCTGATCAAAGAACAAAATTAAGAGATGATTTTTTATCACAGTATAAAATAGATAAATTAAATATATTCGAAGAAACAGTATTTTCAGATACTACTTATACTGTTTGCTCTTTTGCTTTCCATAAACAAGAAAATGAATATCAATACATTGATACTATCTTTTATCCTAATAAAAATAGAAAACAATTTTTAATTGAAAAAAAATATAATTATAAAATTGGTGGTGATTTTATTCATGAAATGAATAAATATAAAAATAACAAAATACAAAGGCTCGTAAAAAAATCTAAAACAAAACCAAATTCTAATTTATATTTAAGATGCACAGATAGTGGTTCAGATAATGGTAAAATATCTTTAATTATGAAAGATAAACATTTTTATGCAAAAGAGTCTGATAGGACTTTTGCTACTATAGTTTTACCTGATGAATATAATCTAAGTGATCAGATAAAGATATGTGATGAATTTAATTATATAATAAATAATAATAGAGAAAAATATAATTCACTTTTTTTAACAAATTATAGAAACTCTACTAAAAGTTATGCACGAAAAAGAATTACCTTATCTCTTTCATATAACATTATAGAATATATTATAGCAAATCATTTACATCATACCAATAACAACCAATACAACAATCAATATCATCAATGTTTAATTTTTCATCACCTTTTGTATAAGATATTTTAAAATAGGGTTAATAATAGAATATCTAAAAAAAAAATAATAAAGAAAAATGAAAACGATATTAAGATATGCTGGTGGGAAAACAAGAGCAATTAAACAAATTACTCCATTTAATAATTCATTATCAACAATTCTTCACCATCAGATTGTTTTTTTTTTTCCTGATTTAGCGGATGCTGCTTTTTTAAACAACTTAGAATTGATAATGGCAATCTTTCTGAAAAAAAAGAATAAAAAATGAAAAAGAAAAAAAAAAGTAATCAATAAATTAAAAATGGAGTTGAAAAAAAAATATTAATAAATTTTATGATTAAATTAGAAAAGATCGAATTAGTAATAAACAATAACAAAAAAGATGTTTATGGGGAAGTATTTACTCATATTGAACTAATTGCAGATATACTGAAAAGCATTGATAAAAGAGTTTGGCAAGATAAAAATACTAATTTTTACGATCCAACATGTGGAAATGGATATTTTTTATTTTTTGTATATGATATATTAATGGGTAATGGTATTAATTACGATGGATATAGTGATATTGATGGACTTAAATATATAATAAAAGATGATAAGCAAAGGGAAAAACATATAATAGAAAATATGATATATGGTAATGATATACAACAAGATAACATAGATTTTTGTAATAATATGTTTAAATCTGATATTTATAAAACGAACTTTATATGTCATGATTATATGACATTTGATATAAGTGTATTTAATAAACCTATTAAAAATATAATTGGAAATCCACCTTTTCAGGCTGTTATGAACGAAACTGGTAAAAGAAAAGCCAAGAATCATAATTTATGGAGACCTATGACAGAAAAAGCATTTAATGAGATTGAAGATGGTGGCACAATTTCTTTTGTTTGTCCTTCTTCTTGGATGAGTTTATCTAATTCAAATAAAAATATGTTTAGATTGTTTAAAGAAAATGATGTAATAAAAATTAATATTGGTGAGTGTGATAAATACTTTAAAGGAGTTGGTAATAATTTTAGTTTCTTTACCATAAAGAAAAAACCAAAAACAGATAACACTAATACTCATGTTATATGTAAATACAAAAATAAAATTTATAAATCAGAAATAAAAATAGATATAGATTGTTTACCATTATTGATAACAGATTCTTCTATTAACATATTAAAAAAGGTAGTTTTTTCTGATAATGAAAAATACAAAATAAAATATGATAGTTATTTACATGCTTATACAAAAAGGGATATAATGTCTGATAAAAAAGATGATATCCATAAATATAGATTATATCATACAAATAATATTATAAAATGGTCACAAAAACCACATTTAAATCAAGATAAATGGAAAATAATGATTCCAAGATCAACTTATTATGAAAAATTATTTATAAATAAAGGTGATGGAACAACACAAAGTATGGGTTATCTTATATGTGATAATGAAATAGATTGTGAGAAAAATAAAAAAATACTTTTATCAAAATTATATATATATATAATGAAAATAACAAGATGGGGAAACTGGACATCTCAAGATATACTTTATAGATTACCAAAATTAGATATTAATAAAAAATGGACAGATCAAGATATATATGATTATTTCAATTTAACAAAAAAAGAAAAAGAAGAAATAGAGATAATTGTCAATAAATAAAAAATACTTTTTATTTCTTAATCAGGTTTTCTAGATCTCCTTCTCCTATTAAATTTTTTCCATTTATTTTTTTTAATAAATGATTCAACTTCTTTTCTTCTGTTTCAAGGATTTAATAGTAAATTTTTCATATATAGTATTATCTTTATATGACTCGTCAAAGAAAACACAGAAGTCTTTAGCTTCTGTGATAAATTTGACAAAAAATAATTCTAACCTTGTGTTAAAATGTATTGTTTAATGGTGTTTGGATTTGCTTCTCCAATTGAACAAACAAAATAACCATCTGACCAGAATGTTTTTTCAACCCAAAATTGAGTGTGTAAATAATTTCTATGTTGAAAACGCCATATATGATAGGTAGATTCCTGTTTTAATTTCCTTACTATTGATGTTATAGACAAACGAGGAATATAACGAATTAAAAAGTGAATATGGTCTATATCACTTTCAAAGACTTCTATTTCAAAATTACTTTTAGAAGCAATATTTAATAATAATTTTTTCATATCATCTTTTAATTGACCAACCAGTAATTTCTTTCTGTATTTACATACAAAGATTAAATGACATTTTAAATAATGTTTTGAACGATTTGTTGAACGATAATTAGATTTTTTAGACATAATTTTTAATTTTTTTTGTGAATACTTTTCACAAAACCACAAAGTATTTACAAAAAAATTAAAAAATGTAAAAAATGACTTTTAAAGTTTAATATATAGATTATATGAAAACAATATTTAAGTCATTTAAGTTTAGAATATATCCAAACAAAGAACAAGAAATCTTGTTGGCTAAACATTTTGGTGCTTGTAGATTTGTTTTCAATCATTACCTAAATAAAAGAAAAGAAACATATCTTGAAGATGAGAAATCACTAAATTACTATGATAATGCTAACGATTTAACACAATTAAAAAAGAATGATAATTATATATGGTTAAAAGAAATTAATAGCCAATCATTACAATCATCTTTAAGAAATCTTGATACTGCTTATGGTAAATTTTTTAGAAAACAAACTAAATTTCCAAGATTTAAGTCAAAATATGACAGACAATCATTTAAGATACCACAATTCGTTAAATTAGAAAATAATGAATTAATAATACCAAAGTTTAAAAGTGGTATCAAAATAAATTTACATAGAGAAATCAATGGTGAAATATTGTTTGCTACCATATCTAAATCAACAACAGGTAAATATTATGTTTCTATTACTTGTGAAGTAAATCATAAATCTTATGATAAAACTGGTAGTAAAATAGGCATAGATACAGGTATCAAAGATTTGGCTATATTAAGTGATGGAACTACTTATGAAAATATTAAAAGTTTAAAGACTAAATTAAAGAAATTAAAATTTAATCAAAGGCAATTATCTAAAAAGATAAAGGGTAGTTCATCAAGAAATAAACAAAGAAAAAACCTTGCTAAAATACACGAAAAAATAACTAATGTTAGAAAAGATTATTTACATAAAGTTTCAACTGAAATTGTCAAAAACCACGACATTATATCAGTTGAAGATTTAGCAGTAAAAAATATCATGAAAAATCATAAATTAGCACAGGCAATGAGTGATGTTGGTTTAGGCACATTCTATTCTATGTTGGAATATAAGTCTGGGTGGAATGATAAACAATTTGTTAAAATTGATAGATTTTTTCCATCATCCAAAATGTGTTCCAATTGTGGTTGGATAAATCAAGATTTAACATTAAAAGATAGAGAATGGACTTGTCCATCGTGTGATGAAAAACATGATAGAGATATTAACGCAAGTAAAAATATTTTAAAACAAGGTTTAAAAATAGTCGCTGAAAGCGACATTTCAAAAGAAATATTGTCTGGTTCAGGGATTGAGTCGGACATTAAACAAAAACAGGTGGAGTCGTTGTCGTTAGACGAGGCTATGAAACCTGAAACACATTAGTCTTTAGTTAATGTGTAGTTCATTGTAATTATATGGAGGATTACCCATAATAATATCAAACCCATTCAATCCCCATACTTCTTTCATATGTTCATCAAATCCTTCTTCCAAGAATGAGCCTTTAAAAATCATAATCCTCATCATCATAATAAATATCATCATCAGTTATATCTTTGATATAACTGAATTTTTCTTTTTCTTCTTTACCTTCCATAACGCATTGAAGGTTATAGATATACAAGAATGATTGTTCAAAATTATCAAACATATCTTTTATATCTAACGCCTTCAAATTGTTCTTTTTAATAAAAAGATAAGATAAAATTAACTTTTCCCCTGTTTCATTATATCTATCTAAAATTTCATCATCGGTCCAAGTATCATAAGGTTTAATAACAAATTCTTCCATAATTTATTTTAATCTTTTTTCCATATATATTTTAAAATCATTCAAAGATTGTAATATGATATCCATTTTTCTATTCATTTCTTGCTGTTCAGTCCTAGAAAGTTTTTGATAATCATCTAGTTTTAAATCATATTTTTTATTCTTTTCTTCCATTCTTTCTAATGATATTTTATTATTTTCTATACGCATTTCCATTTCTTTTATTTTGATATTTATCTTTATCCATAAAGAAACTATTGATGTTATCCATACCATTGTAAAAACAATGATAGAAATCCAACTGTTTATGTCCATAAGGTTTTTTCATTTATTTTTTAATTTTTTTATCGTCAAAAGTTTCTTTAATCAATTTGATTAATTTAACCTTTGTCTTTTTTGTTAAAAATCTTTTTTTATTGTTCATATGAATATATATTAAATTTTAGATATATGCCATCTATTTCCATTAATGTTCATATTATAATCATAGGAATTAGACCTGTTTTTATTTAATGATCTCCATCTATCATCTATATCGTTAAAATAAAGTGGATAATCATTTTGATTTTCATTTATATATTTAAGCATTTCTGTTTTATAAAACTCTAAATCATTTTGAATTTGATTTCTAACATAAGTCATTTCATCTTTTTCAGCCACCTCACTAACATCAGATATTTTTTTCCTTAAACCATTATTTTCTAATTGATAAGTCATATCAATTATCATCCTTTTATAAACTGAATAGGCTAAAATCATTTTTATATAATCTTCATATAAAATTTCATTTTCAGTATTTAAAGTTTCTAATGTAGTAGTCGTTGTAGTAGTAGAACCTGAAAGAGTTGTAGTGCTGGTAGTCGTTCCAGATAAAGTTGTAGTAGTCGTTGTAGTAGTATTATATAAAGTATTTTTATATTGAAGTTGTAATTTATTATACAAAGAATACCCTAACAAAGATCTAATCGTCTTTTTCTGTTCGATTTCAATTAAAGTTCTTATATAATCATCTGATATATTATTGTTTATTGTTGATATAAGAGTTTTTAATTGTTCTGCTGTTATTAACGGATAATAATAATTTTCTGTTGCCATAATTATTTTTCTATTTTTTGTTCAAATATGTTCACATCTTCTACTTTAGTTTCCTGTAAAGGAGTAAGAAGATTTTTATTTAATATATTAAATTGGTTTAAAATAATGTTTCTAGCAGGGTATATAACATTTTTATTATAAATTTTTTCAGCGATTTCCATTTCTTCAGAACCACCAAGAGTTCCAGATATTCTAACCCCTGATATAATTGGGTTTGGTATTCTATGTGATATAACTAAACTATCTATAACTTGTTGTGTAAGCCATTTATACTTTTCATCATCACTTCCTTTATTAAATTCCAATAATTCTACAGAGTTTTCACTATCACCATAAACAACCACTATCGAGCCAGCGTTTTCACTTGAAGTAAAATTATCTTTTAACCCTTTTTCAAATGCCACCTGTTTATCAGGGTCCATTTCACTAGGAACTTTAAGAATTGTGTTTCCTACAAAGTTGTTTTTAACAAGATTATAATAATATTTTGTTAATTCTATATCGGTGTAGATATGTTTTAATCCACCCATATATAAAGGTCTTGGGTATATCGTGTTTCCTGGGTGATGACCTTTATAATAAAATAATTGTCTTTTATGACTCTTTTCATCAGTATTGAATTTAGTATAAGTCACCATATTCTTATGATATGCTTTCCAGTCATAAGAATAATAATAAAGTTCTACTTCATCAGTTTCTTTATCAACCATACCACTTCTTATCTTTGAAAAATCTATATAATTTATATTAGTTATTTTCGTATGTAAAGTGTTCCATATAATTTCCAAAGAAAAACCACCATATAAATAATAATCTAAAATAATTTTATGAAGAATGTCATTTAATTCTAATTTTTCTATTATATTTTTATCTGTTTCAGAATCAGAAACTATTCCTGAACCAAATACTTTTTGAGTAAAATTATTACAAAAAGAATTGTGAATAGATGAGTTTTCATAAAGATAAATTAATTCATTAAAAAAATTATCACCTTTCCCTGCTAAATAATAAGAGTTTCTAAACGCTTTTATTTCTTTTAATTCAGGTATTTTATGTTCTTCGAATTTAATATACATAATTGTTATTACTTTTTATATATATATTAAAAATTGAGGTATGCGACAAAAAAAAATAAGGGGGATGAGGTTCCCCCTTATTTAAATAGGTAATCTTACTAAAAAATAATTATAATAGGTATTATGAAAAAATTTTCATATTTTAAGATGATACAAGTATATCAGATATAATAACTGATTCTGTATCTATTTCAACAACTGGTTCAGATTCAAGACCTTCAAGGGTTACTTCTAATCCTTTGAAATCTCCTCTTGCTGTTCCTGTTGCCATTGTTCCAGCAGACATATCAAGTCCGTTATTTCTTCCTGCCAAGTAGTATCTTCCATCTACAGTTTTAAATATAGCAACAACCGTCGCTTGTGATAACTGTTTGAATATACTTCTTGTAGTTGGATCCATATTTGAAACTCTAAAATCTAGAGTTGGTATATATATAGATCTTCCGTCAGGAATGCTTATATCTGAATTATCAACAAAACCAGAACTTTCCTTATTCACTGATACAGTATAAAAATAACCACTTGTTGCACCGGATGCAGTTGTTCCGGATATATCCGTTATCTTTGTATCTTCAGCATTCATAGTTACAGATTCCAAGTCGTCAAAATTAGCAATATAAATTTGACTAATTCCTGGTTGGGCATCTCTACATGCTTTAGATATATTTTGATTAAATAATAAGCAATTTGACATTTTTTATTTTATTTTTTTTTTACGATGCTTTCTGTGATAATACTACATATTCTCCAAAGTAATAAGATGTTCCAATTTTGAATTGTTGTAAGAATTTAACCTGTAGGTCATCATCAGAATACCATAGTTTAAATTGTTCTGATTCATTTTGTAAGTCAGTTCCAACTATTAAGTTAGATGCTGGTGTTAAAACAGCCACTTCTTGTCCAACTAAACCATTAGTAGGTTTAACTGTAAGATTTATTCCTGGAAATTCCCATTCGCTATTTCCGTCTGTTTTAGTCAAATCAATATGATAACCATCAGCGATTACTAATGATTGAGTCATTTTTCTTGATAATGAAGGACTAACAAATAATGTTAAATCAGTCATATCTTGTATTTCATCAGGAAGTTTGTTTACCATATTATAAACTTCACCCATAAAATCACTAGCCGTGTTTCCTGTTGCTGCCCAATCAAAAGTTGTATCTTCTACATCACTATCATTATTAAATGAATAAACCCATCCAACACACTTTGTAGTCGATGCGGCAGTTGAACTCCATATCATTTTTTCGATATTCTTTTGAAGATTTTTAACTTTTAAATCTGCATATTGTTGTTCGAAAGGAATTTCTGTGTTCCATCCTGGTTTCATAGAAAGTTGTAAAGAAGTTTCATTAAAATCTTCTGGACAAGTTTCTTCATAAACCATAAGTGATTTCACTTCTATATCCTTATCGGTTAAAGTAGTCGAACCACTTGTAGTTGGTGTTCCACAAGAAGCCGCCTGTATTTGAGAATCAGTTTCAAGAAATTTGATCTGTTCTTTATACTTTATACCAGGCATTAAAGTCACCTTTTCAATTGTGTTTGATTCTAGGATAGCCTCTGAAATTAAATCTTGCGAATTTTCATTCACCCAACTTCCTATATCTGTTACTGTAAAAGCCATTTTTTATTTATTTTTTTTTATCCTTTATAATCCCTCAAAATTTGAAGGCGTTTATTAGGAATTTTAGAGTTTTCATTTTCAACTCTTTTTTTAATTTTTTCTGCTCCAGGTATAGTTTCTAATTGATCTTTAAACTCCTGGATTTGGTTTGAAAATTCTTCATTTTTAGTTTTTAAATCTTCAAAACCTTTTAGTTTCTCATCAATTTTTTTGTTTGATTCAGTAAGTTCGTTATTCATTTTTTCAACAGTTTCTATCTTTTCGATTAATTGACTAACTTGTTCTGAAACACTTACAATAGAATTTTTTATTCCATCTAGGCTATCAAAAGATAATTCTTCTTCTTCACCTTTTTTTGATTCTTCTTCAGCGGATACAGATTCTTCTTCTTCACCATCATTTTCAGATACATCGGTTATAATACCTTCAGCAACAGTAATTTTCGTTCCGTCTTCTAACTCATATTCTCCATCAGGTAAAGGTAAGTTTCCATCTGATGTAACAACATAAATTTTAGTTCCTTCTGATAAATCACCATCGATAAATATATCCGTGCCATCTTTTAATTTTGATGAAGCCGCGAATTTGTGAATTTTTAACAATTTTGATAATTTTGCAAACATATGTTTTAAATTATTTTTTATTTTGTTTTATATATTAAAACAAATAATATATGACATCTTTTTAATTGAAGTCAAATATAGCCTCAATTGAAAACCCTCTTAAATCTCCAACTTTAATTAATTCCCATAATTTATCATTAATTATTTTAAATCGTAAGAACCATTTGGTTTGTTCATCATCTTCATTTAACCAACTATCAAGTAATATAGCAGAACCTGTCATATCTTCTTCGTGTTGTATTGTTATTGTTCTATTAAAACCATATTTTTCTTTTAACTTTCTTATAGTTTCCCTAGAACAATAAACATAACCTTCTTTTCCATTTATATCTTTTCTGTAAATAAATTGTCCTGATTGTAAAACCAATCCTTCAATTTCTCTTTTTTCTTTATTAGAAACTTTGAATTCTATTTTTAAATCATCCCTTAAATTATTTTGGTTTTTAAAATTCATAGTTCTTTTATAAGCGGGTATTTCATTTACACTATTAACCCTTCTTAACCAGTGCCTACAATTATAAATTTGTCTATTTACATTAAACGAACCTACATTACCATTAAAATTAGAAAAGAATTTACTATCTGTATTAAAACCATAAGATTTCTTTGTTTGTGATCCCATTCTCCCCCAAGCATTGATTTCTGATATATGATAAACATTACCTGCTTTTTCCCTACAAAATTGATGGGAGTTTTCTATAATTTCTGGTTCTGGTTGAGCCGTGTATTCATAGAAGTCCCTTACAGGAACACCTGCATCTGTTTGTGCTAAATCTATCTTAACATCTTTATTAAAATAAACAAAGTTTTCCATTATTGCTGGATCTGTTACTAAAGAAACAGCGTGAATGCCACTTTCTTCTCTATCTTCATTTAAAACTAATTCTTTAATTATATAATTCATCGAATTTTATTTTTTTTTTATATATATTATAATTAGATTATTATGACATTTACCCTTTATTTCGAATTTTTAAAACTTCGATCTATTTTCTATTGAATTAACTTTTCTTTGAACCCTTGTATAATCACTTTCTACATTTACGACTGGTATGCTGGTGATTGATAAGATAGTGTCTTTCATTTCTTTAATAAATTCATTATTATTATTATCTGGTGAGTATGAAGGACTTGGTCTTCTTGAATTATTTATAGCATCCAACATAGGAATCATACCTGGTTGACTTGTAACTTCTTTATTTATAATATATTCTTGACCTTCAAGTTCTACAGGAACACCACCTTTACTATGTGAAAGTCCTTCAACTAAACCACCTTCTTTGAATTCAGGTAAAGGTTCAGAAGCAACAAGTGCCGCTTGTAATGCTCCTTGAATAGCAACTATAGAAGCAAGTGGAGCACCAAATAAACCTCCACCTTGTCCCCAAGATTTAGCGACACCAGCAGCAGTATCTACAGCGATTTGGAATAAAGCATTTCGTTTTTCTGCTCTCGCCTGTTCTCTTTTTAATTTAATTTCTTTTTTATAAGCATCTTCTTCTATTTTTTCCATTCTTCTATTATACTGTTCTTCAGAAATCAAATCTTGATCTCTTAAATTATTTAATGATTGTTTTGAATTTTCTACTTGTTCTTGTAATCTTCTATTTAAAGCTTCAAATTTATTAGATATACTTCTTGAAAATAATTCACCGAGACTATCACCTAACATATAACCCAATTCAGCAAATGAATCTCTAACATTTTGTTTAACAGAAGCCCATCTATTATTAAAAGTATCTGTTAAAGTATCTGTTTTATCTTTCAATTCAGCATCTAATTTTTCTAAATCTTCATCAGTAGTTTCTCTTTCAATGCTTTTACCTTCTTCTATTAATTTTTGTTCTTCTTTTATTTTTTCTTTTAAGATTTTTCTTCTTTCACCGTAATATTGTTCCAGGAGTTCGATTCTTTTATCTAAAATATTCTTTTCTCTTTTTTCAGATTCTTCTAAATCTATTTTATATGCCTTATCATTTTCATTTTGAACCGATTTATGGTATAATTCTTGAATTCTTAATTTTGCTTCAATTAATTTTTCTTCATTTTTTCTTTCATTTTCTAATCTTTGTTCAGCATACTTTTCTTTTATCTTTTGTAATTCTTTTTCCAACTTTCTAGCTAAAGATGCTTCTAATTTTTGATTTTCTTTTAATTTTAAGTTTAATTCTTCTGATTCATTTATATCTTCTTGTAATTTTAATTTTTCAGAATTTAATTCTTTTAATTTCTTTTCTATATCATAAATTTCTTTTTGATTATCATTGTATTGTAATTGTAAGTCTTGAATTCTTTGTGTATTATTGTAAACAAATGTTAGTGCTTCAAGTCGTTTTCCTTCAGTATCTAAATTCTTATCAATTACATTTTGAGTAACTTCAGCTAACAAACTATTACTTTTTATTGTTTCTTGTATTTCATTATTTGATTCTTTTAAGAAATCAATATGTTCTTCATTTTTAACCATTAAATCATCAATATCAGATATACTTTCTTTATTACCTTTTATTAATTTATCATTTTCTCCTACTATATCAGCATATGATTCTTTAAGTTTTTCCATATCCCTTTTAACCTTTTGAATTTCTTTTGCTTGACTTTCAGGCATAATTTCAAATTCTAAATCATCTACACTCTTTATAAATTGATTATAATTATTTTCAACCTCATCGATATTTTCTTTTATAACGTTAAATTCATCATTTATTTCATCTATGATTTTTCCTATTAATTCTTTTCTTTTATTAAATTGATCTTGTGATGATTTTACAATTTTTCTTGCAGCTTCTTTTCTTTTATTAGCTTCAAACAAGGATGTTTCTTTTATTCTTTGTTCTTGTAACTTATAGTATTTATCTATAACTTTCTGGTTTTCTTCATATTGATCTTTTAAATCTTTTAGAAATTCTAACATTTCCCCATTAGCACCATTAACACTTTCCATACTTTGTATTCTTGTGTTAAGAAGGGATTGTTCTATCTCCAAGTTAGATAATTGAGTCTTATTATATTCATTTAATTTTTCAATCTGTTCATCATATCTTTTATTTATTTCATCTATTCCATCTTTTATTGTTCTTTCTAAATCTCTTTGAGCCTTTTCTTGATCACCTATAATTCCTGTTAGATTTTCATAATTATCAACCATCTCTTGTATTCTCATAGAATTGTCTTCATATGATTTATTTAATTCGTCCAACTTATCTTTTCTTTCTTCTTGTAATTCAATTTCTTCTTCAGATAATTTATTAGATTCTTTTTGACTTTGAACTAAAGCATATATACCACCTGCTAATAATGCGATTGCAGTAACTATTATCATTATAGGATTTGACTTTATAGCCTTGTTCCATAACAATTGAGCCTTTGTTGCCAGTCTAACTGATTTAGTAACCTTTGTAGTAGAAGCGGCTTGAACTACATTAGCGGTAGTTTGTTTTTTAGTCATATCAAACGTCAGTTTATCAACTGCATATGCTTTTAATTGAGCAGATCTTCTTATAAATATATTTTTAATAGCTTTAGCATTAGCGATTTCCCTTAAAGAACTTAAACCAATAGTTAATTGAGTTGTTCTTTGTATTACTTCATTAAGTTTTTCATTTTCAACACCTAACAATTGTGTTGCTGAACCAGCAGCAGTTATAGCACCAACAAGAGGAGTTGTTAAAGTTACTAATTCATCAAACGCGTTTGTAGATGCTAAACTATCTATTTGGGTTTCCATATCAGTAATTTCACCCTTTATCTGTCCCATTCTTACTAAAACTTGCTGTGTTTCTTCAGGTGATAATAAATTACTTCCTAAAACATCTTCTAATTCTGAAAATTTTGTTTTCAATTCGTTTAATGAACCATCTACTTGAGTAGTATTTAAAACCGCTCTAATATCTATTTGCTTTGCCATTCTTTATAATTTGTTTTTTCGTCATTATATATTTTACTACATATATCCACCGGTGTTCTTGTATAATCTATACTTAATTTTTTTATTATATCTAAAAATAATTCAAAATCAATTCCTTCGAACCTTTTTAAAGTTTTATGATATGCTTTTAAGATTTCCATATCTTGTTCACTTATTTCAATTTCAAATTTATCAACTAAATTCATAGTTTTAAATAATAAAAAACTTTCATACATATATTTATTTATATCTTTCATATTATATATTAATTTTTATCATAGTTCACTTAAAATAAACCAATCTGAACCATTTGAATATAAAAATACATTTCCATAATCACTTGATATAGTTTTTGAATTCAAACCATTAATCTTGGCAGTCCCTTCTGTATTTATTGTTATATTATTTGTAGATGCTGAACCATCAGTATCATTTATAACATATACTTTTCCATCATTAGTATAAGTATCACTTAAAGTAATCGTTCTTCCTGTTCCATTATAATTATCTGATATGATATATTCTAATGAAGTGGTATATGTTTGTGTATTCTTATTTTTTGTTTTTAATTTACCTCCTCTTATATCTTCTGTTTTATCATCTATATTTGCTTTTGAATAAGTTTCACCTGTATTATAAACTTCTGACTTTGAATAAGTTTCACCTGTATTATAAACCTCACCTGTATTATAAACTTCTGACTTTGAATAAGTTTCACCTGTATTATAAAC